CCCGCCGAAGCGGGGTTAAAACATTATTGTTTTTATTATTACAGGTCTTAGGCGAGGATATTGTCAACGCGGAAGATTCTGTAGTACTGGTTGGAGCGAACCGCTGCCAAACCATCAGGTGCTGCTGCTCCAACGAATGGGTTTGAAGCCATGCCGTAACGAGTCTTGAACCCGATACGTGGTTGGAAGTCATTCTCGCCTACTGCGCGTACCATCTGGAGAGGTACGTAAGGGCAGTAGAACACACCAGCGTCATAAGGATTCGTACCCTTATAACCAACAGTCACATAGTCAGCAACCGCATAAGGGTCGATGAACACTTTAGTGCGACCATTCAATACACCAGCAAAAGTATTACCAGTGTCATCTACGTTCAGAGACGTAGAAAGAGCAGGTGCATAATCGAGCATACCAGCAGCAGTCAAAGCAGTAGCAACGTCTGATGAACAAACGATGATGTTACCCTTTCCGCGACGAGTTTCTTTAGCGATTACGTTACACTCACGCTCTAATTGTACAAGGAGACCCTTGAACTTTTCAACTGACCAACGACCATCAGCATCCGTAGCAAGGTCAAAGATACCAGCAGTCTGGAGACCCGCTTGACGCGAACCAATCTTTGCTTGTGAGTTGATAGTACGGATAATCTCACGGTTGATTTCAGCAAGAATTTCAGTTGACAAAATGTTTGCCAATTCTGATTCTGCGTCCAATCCGTGGATTGCCTTGAGGTCTTGAGCGAGTTCAAGTGAGTACTCTGCTTTCAAAGCACGTGAACGTGCAGTTACGGTTGCTTTCTCAATGGTGAATCCCATTTCTGCGAAAGCAGATCCGTCTGAGTAACCCAACTTCTCAGCATCCGCAGTCTGCATACCAGCAGAAAGAGGAGGAGTTCCGAGACCACTGGGTGAATATACATCACCAGAGTCTACAATGCTTGAGTCACCACCGGGAGTCGTGTCAGATGCACCAACAAGACCTGAAGGACCACGGTTGCCGTCTTCTGTAGCAGAGTCCATATCAAGCGAAGAGTCACCTGAGTATGGTACATGAGGTTCTTGCAGACCAAGTGCTTCAGCACCCGCAGTTGCTCCGCCGCGAGTAGTCTTATAGACTGAACGCATTGCGAAGATAAGACCAGTAGGACCAGTCATAGGTTGTACACCAGCAAGGTCATATGCCATCAGGTTAGGCATAGCGCGACGAACGAGTGCGATAAGAACAGGGTTCCAGTTAGCACCAGTTGCAGTTGCAGTCGCACCAGTTGCACTAAAATTAGTGTTGGTAGGACCTTCCATAAGCATGCCTTCTTCTTTGGCAAATGCTTGTTCTTGGTTTTCGAGGATAGCGGCAGTTACTGCTTTACGATGAGCGTCTTGGATTACACCAGCAGACTCTTCGTTGAGTACAGGAGACCACTTCTCGACTAAACGATCATAAGTTTCCATTTATTTACTCCTTAGAGGTTTTCTTAAGGGCAGACAAATACATTTCCATAACACCTGATGATGCTACTTCTTTTGCTTCGCCTTCCCAATCTTCTACGATTTCTTCTTCAGAAACAACTTCTTTCTTGAAGTATGATTCTTTAACGGTTTTTACTTTCTGTTCGAATACTTCTTCAGATTCGAAGTCAAGTGAAGAAACCAGTGAACGTAACTTTTCTACCTGAGTGTCGGCAAGGTCACGTGCGCTCTCAGAAATGATTGCTTCACGCTGGTATGCTTCTAACTTCTCAGACATTTCCATTACAGATGCAGTTTGCTCGTTGATCTTTGACTCAAGATCTTCGACTTGATCTGCAAGTTCGTCAACTAAGTCAACTTTGGACTCGGGCACTTCAATGTAAGATTCAACAAACAAGTCTTTCAACGAGTTCATAAAACCTTCAGCAATTTCAGTACGCAACCCTTGCTCTACAGCAAGTTGGTTCTCTTCCATCCACTGTTCAACAACATAGTTGAGGTAGTTATCAACTTTCTCGACGAGATCGTCATGAATTGACTGTGTCTCTTCTTCGAGTTTTTCTTGATATTCATCTTCCAAGCGGGAGACTTCTTCCGCAATTTTGGACTTGATAGCAGTTTCGAAAATAATAGCAGTCTTTGCTTTGAACTCATCAGACAGCGTTGCTTCTGATTCGACCAATGCACTGAGGTCTTCGCTATAGTCATAAGTTGATTCGGTCTTAGGTGGTTTACCATCCGCCATGTTACCATTAGGCGCAGGTTCGTCCTTAGCACCCAACTTATCACCTTTACGTGCCTTCTGCTTCTTTCCGGTGTTTTCTGCTTTATCTACGGACGCAATAGATTCTTCTTCAGAACCTACAGGCATTTTTTCTGCTTCCTCAAGGGACTCATTCTCCGCAGCAAGTTCCATATCCAAATTCTCTTCAGACATGATTTACTCCTTATAGTTTGTTTTGAGTAACGAGAGGAAATTTTTATACTCACGCACTTGCGTCTCGTAGAGATCTTTGCGTGGAGCCATTTTAATTTCAGTCTCCATATTTTCAATTACTTGAGGTTCGATAACGCCATTATTCCATACCCACTCTACGCCTTCCATAATCCCATTAACAAAAGCAGCAGGTGCAGATGGATCTTGGACAATGTCAACTGTGTTCAGAAGAAAGTCTTCTTTCACATACATTGTGCCGCCTCGATTCTCAAGACTACCCATACCACGAGTTGAGACACCTAGTTGAACGCCACCTTCAAGCAAACCTTTTACAATCTGCCCCATAGGAGTATCCAATATTTGTGCCCTTCCAACAACATCATTACCTTCCCATTTGAGATCAGTAATGAGGTGTGAAACTTTATCTAGGTTGACAGTAGGACCCTCGGGATGATTTAACTCACCGACTGATCTTTTAGTGGCAACCTGTTCGTTGACATATTTGTCAACTGCTTTTTCCATGATCGGTCTAGGATAGATACGACCATTTCTATTCTTTGATTCTGCTTGTGCAAACACACCCTCGATAGCAAAGGTTTTTGGTTTACCATCTTTGCCTTCGGTGATAACAGTTTCAATCGACTGTTCCATGTATTCTGCTATTAGTTTCATCTACATTTCCTTTGCAAAAGCAACACCCATTTTCTCTGCTTCTTTCTGAGATCTATAGGTGTCTAGTTTATCACCATCGATATACGTGGTGAATCCCTTTGTATCTTTATGCACCATAACGGTATGAGACTTTACCTTCTTAGAGAACACATGGTCTCCTTTAGGCATTTTCTTTTCCCGTATTTGTTTAAATGTTTTCATTGAATTATTTATACAAAATTAATTTTTAGGAAAATGTTTTACAAACAACCAATAGTAAATATCGAACATACCACCGAGTTTAGGATCTCCGGGTTTAATATGATGCTTCTCGTGCAACCATTCTCCTGTGAGACCTAACACATACATAATCCGGTTGTCTCTTCCTCCCCAAGGTGATTTAAAATAATGAAAAGTGTAGTTAATTAATAACATATAGAGACGAGACACTAACACGATGAATAAAAAAACATCTAAACCAAAAAACAAAGACCAAATAAAACCTACCGCTGCTAGTATGCTCCAGTAATGAACCGTTTGAAAAATTAAATGCTTGTCTTCGACCATGTCTTTGAGATATTGAAAAGGAACTTCTGGCGATCCACCAACAGCAACATGCAAATTTTCTTTAAAAGATAATGTTGGTCCTGCGATATCACCATCAACATCAGAATATTTGTGATGTATTCTATGCCCTCCCGCATAAAACATTGCAGGAAGATTATGAAATCCTGCTCCAATAGTTAAAAAGATATATTCTAACCATTTAGGAGGTTGCCAAGATCTGTGAGAGAGATACCTGTGATAATAAACAGATTCTATACCTCCAAGAAAATGAGTAACAAAAAATATCCACCAAAGTATATGGTAGTTTTGTTGTAAAATAATAGAATATACAGAACTAATTGTTGCTGCTATAAGCAGCAACGAAGATATTAAAGTAAATTTACTGTAGGGGTTTGACCAAAGATCACGCAGTTTCTTCATCGTCCTCAACTTCTTCAAAATCATCTTCTTCAAAGTCATCCGGGGTCAAATCCACTTCTGTCGGTTCTTCTGCAGAAATTTCTTCTTGCTCTTCTGGTTCTTCTGGCATATCCGGTTCTACATCAGTGAAAATTTGACCAGCAAGTTTTGCTTTCTGCTGATCTAACATATCGCCTAGTCTTCCACCTACCATATCTTTGAAACTTTTTTCTGCTTGATTATAATTTTGTTGGTTGATGTGTTGAATAAAATCTTCGATTTCTTTTCTTGCGCTTTGCGCGTCTGTAACTTCTGGGTTATTTTCTATTTCGCTCATAGATTACTCCTATTTCAATGCCAAAAATTCACCGGTAGTTAATGTCTTATCTATCTTAGTATTAACAATAGATAAATCACTATCAATATTGTTTACAAGTTCTCCATAAGAACCTGATACTGCACCTGATCTTAATTGTGTCCAAACTCTTGATGCAATCGCAGCATAATCTGCTTCTGTTACTGAAGCGTTCGCAACTAATTGGTCAACCAAGTTCGAACGTGTCAAGTTAACCGATACACCTTCTGCAAACAAAAACGGGTTTCCACCCGCTTCTCGTGTGTAAATGTTACCGTTCACCGTGAGAATGTATGGTGTCTTACTTGCAAACGGTTGTATTCTCCATCCATTCTCTAAGAAGAATGTCGAACCAACGTTCAACGTATCGTTCAATGGTTCACCACCGATTGCACTAATTGCTTCTTCAGACGATGAAGCATACGGAAATTCTGGTGAATTCAACACCCACTCTTTCCATGCAGAATAAATGTCAATCTTTACATCAAGTTCTGTTACACCTTCATTTACATATATGAGCTTTTCAAATGCAGAAAACGAAACCTTTTGGTTGGGGAACTGATTAGGGTCCCAATTCCAATTGGTACCATATTGGTGATGAATAAATGC